AACACATAAAGGCGTAGGGTATGAAATAGAGTCCCCTCGCGTAAGTAAGCAATGCAGTTGTACGCATATACCGAAAGCCCGTGAGCCGAGAAGTGTAGAAGGCATGACCAGAAACCGGTCAAGTATGTGGCTATCATAGCCACCATAAGAAAAGGCATAAATGGCAGAAGAGTTGGCATATAAGCGTAAAGCCCGCCTCCGTGGTAAGAATCGCAAGGTGCGCATCGCCCAGGTCTATGACTTTGGCAATTTGCGTGTGGCCGACCATGAAGCACGTCGTGGTAAGGAGGCCCATAAGGGTGTGCGTATCTTCGACCGTAACGCCGAGGGCAACCTCCAGACTTTGCAACAGCAGTTGATGACGGCCACCTATCACACATCGCCTGGCCATGAGTGCATACGTCATTGTCCGTGTGGCAAAGACAGACTGTTGCATAAGCTGCCGTATTTTCCTGACCATATCGAAAACCATGCGCTGATGCAAGTCATAATGCCCATAATGATGCGGGCATACTACTATGACTCTTCGGCATCCATCAAGGGCAAGGGTATGCACTTTGCGGCACACCGTACTGAGCAGTTTATCGACGCTCATAAGTATGCCGGTCGTTTATACTATGCCAAGCTGGATTTCGTGAAGTTCTACCACAACATCAATCAGCAGAAAATCTATGATGTGCTCTGCAAGAAATTCTCTGATCCTGGCATCCGCTATCTCATCTATGAGATTGTGACGGCATGTGAGCAGGGATTGGGCATCGGACTGTTCCCCATACAGCCCATGGCCAACTACTACACCTGTCCGCTGTGTCGCCTCGTAATGGCCCTGTTTGATGTGTGGTTGGAAATCTATTGTGATGACATGGTGATTATTGGCCTTGACAAGAAAGAGGTATGGAAGGCTGTAAACTTCGTCATGGAATATGCTAACGATGTGATGGAGCAACCGCTGCATGACAATATCGGTGTGCAGATCATTGATGAGCACCATGGCCTCGATTTCGTCGGCTATCAGTTTTTCTTCAATCATACTCTTCTGCGCAAGCGCATGAAGGCAAAGTTCAAACAGAAGATGCACCGCCTGAAAGACCCTATGCGTCGTTATCAGGCTGCAACTTCCTATAAGGGATGGCTGTTGCACTGCAATGGCTTTAACCTCTGGTGTAAGGTAATGGATATGAAATCATTTAAGGATCTGCAAGTACCTAAGTTCGAGAAAAAGGACGCTGACGGCAAACGCATGTTGGAGGGTACGAAAGTGTCTGCATCTATGCTATGCGGACGCGAAATCATCTTTACGGATGTAGAGCTGGGTGTGAAGTCGAAGTATAAGAAGAATGCGGCCATCGTACAGGTGGAAGACAACGGACAGAAGTTCAAATTCTTCACTTGTAACCAGAAACTCATTCAGACGCTCGAATACATCAATGCTCACGATGGATTCCCATTCACGGGCACCATTGTACGTTGCAACGCTGCCGGTCTTCCCGACTACGAGATAACATAACCACCGTTCCCAGCCGTTATCGGCTGTGGTTGGCATCGAGATAAGAAATATCGTATAACCCCTTAAAATAAAAAACAATGAAGAAATCAGAGTTTACCGAGAATCCGGCTCCCGTGGAGTTAGAGGGAACCGTGCTCCGCATCTGCTTCGACACTGAGGAAGTGGATCAAGTGATTAACAATGGTGAGGAAGGACAGGAGTCTGAGACCCGTAAGGTATATCTGGCTTATGTCATCCGTGTTTCTAATCCGTTTACCCTGGAGAATGTCACCAAGGCATTGCTGAAGGAGGGCTTCGATGAGTTCAAGGCTGTGGCCGTGGCTGCCGAGGCACTGCTGACGGCTAATGAGGCAGGCTTACTGCCTGGTAACGCGCTGGAACTGGCCCGTCAGATGCAGATAGCTCGTATCAGTGAGTATGATGCTTCTGATGCTGTCAACCAGTTCACTTTCGACGATGTTCCCATGTGGCTTGACAAAGACACCCGTAACGGACTGATTGCCCGTCTGAATGCTGAGAAGGCTGTTGGTAAGACTACATCGACGCTCTGGCTCGGTACACAGTCGTTTACCATCACGCCCGATGCTGGTCTTAAGATGCTTTCGGCCCTCGAAGTCTATGCCAGCGAGTGCTACGATAAGACGGCTGAACACAAGGCCGCTATCGCTGCTCTCAATGATGTGGATGCCATTAAGTCCTACGACTTCACACAGGGCTATCCCGCTCACTTGGAGTTTTAATGTATAGGTGCCCATGACTGCATTACTCCTACTCTCCGTGCTGATAGCTGTCCTCTATGTGGGGACGGCTATCTACCTGCACCGCGAATTGCCTGCGTCTATATCGCACATGGTGTTTAACCTCTCCAAAGGTTATCAGTTCGTGTGGACGCTCTTCATCTGGTCGATGGCCTTTGGTATATGTCCTGCATTGCTCGACGCGCTGGATGGCTCCATCTTCCAGTTTGTAGGATTCCTGACCATCGCCGCTCTCGCTTTCGTGGGAGCAATGCCGCTCGTGCGACATGACCCGAACACAGCGCATAACATCCTGGCCATTGCTGCCGGCATTGGCTCCCAGCTGTGTGTCATGCTCATCTGTCCCTGGTGGCTCTTGCTTTGGTTTGTCCTGGTGCCGCTTATTGCATCTTCTACTATGCGCATCTTTGAGGGTAAAGGGATTTTCATTCTTGAAGTCCTTTGTTACATAACGCTCATCGCTGCCATTCTCACCTCATAAATGTTTCGTATGCTGTGGTATCGCCACGGCCCTAAAAAGAAAAGAATATGCCAGCTCCAACAATTTCCAATCATTTCGCCCTCACTGCCCTTCAGGAAGGTATCACCGTGCAAGGCTCATTGCGCATCGACGGTACGCTCTCCCAGAACTGGAATAACAATACACAAAAGGCTATTCCTAACTGGAAAGCGACGCAGGCCGATCCCAATCCCAGCCAGCCGCGTGTCTATCCCGTCATCCGTAAGGGTGTGCAGTATATGAACAACTCACAGTTGGTCAATACGCATTGGCTCTATAACGATGTGGTGATTACCTTTGACAATAGTGGTGATTCTACCAACTTCCTTGATGCTAACAATGATCCGCTCTTCCACGTCGGCACTACTACGGTGTCACTTGGTGGCTCCAGCTACCTGGTGCCCTGTCTGACTGTCATCGCTAACCTGGCTTCGCCTACCAACATTGACCTTGATACTATCGGCTATGAGGGTTCAGTGGAGATTCTGGGTAAGCAGCAGCCGTTCCAGTGTCAGGTGGATGTCAAGATTGCTCAGATGTCGGCACAGGGATTCTTGGGCCTGCTGTCGCCTGAGTCAGCCATTATCACCGCACAGGATCAGGCTGTAACCATCACGGCCTCGCTCTATGGTGAGGATGGCCAGTCGCCTGCCACATGGTACTGTAAGTGGTACAATGCCGGTACGGGTGATGAGTATGTGGCTGCAAGAAACAACCACTCCGTCACGTTCTATGGTGCAGACTTCGTGGATAACCTCATTCTCCGCTGTGACTTCTTTACGGATGCAAGCTATAACAACCGTGTGACAACGGCCTTTGCATCCATTGATGATACGCAGGATCCTGAGTATCTGTATATCTCGCTCAATGGTTCCAACAGCGATTTCAGCGGCCAGCTGTCACCAGGTGAGTCATGCACCGTCACGGCTTGGGTGGCCACCATGGAGGATGCAACGGCTATCAATACGCAGTACACCAACTTTACCTGTGTATTGTACGACGGCCAGCAGAACGAGATTACCAGTGGCCCGACAATGACCACCTCTTCCAATCGTGGTACTATCGTGCTACCCTACGACTTCGTGGCTCAGTCTGGCTATAAGGTCAACGGTATCGTCACCGCCTCTTAGTGCGCCTGTCCCCTATCCCCTCTCGTGCCCGCTGGTTTCCCCAGCGGGTTTATTTTGTCCCTACCTTTCCCCCCGTTTCCCCTATCTTTGCTCAAAAATAAGATGCAATGAATCCAGTCATATCACAGACATTTGCCGTTACAGCAGTGAAGCCCACCATATCGGTGGATCACATCGACAATTACTATATCACCGAGGCTTCTGGCATAATGCCAGCAGTCAGCGATTCACGCTGGCAACTGGTCCCCGATGGTCAGCAGGTGCCCGTTCCTACGGCATCGGCTCCGTATCTGTGGCATAAATACATCACCTACCTTACCGATGGCTCTGCGCTCGATCCCATCGTGGAGTTTGCCGGTTCGCTGGGGCAGAATGGTTTTGACTATGACCTGGTGCCGTCGCATTCGGCTATCATCAAGGATGCCAACGACAATCTTTCACCGGCCAACGTCTCTTGCTCGCTCATAAAACGTAATGCCGATGGTTCTGCTGAAACGCAGTCAGTGGTGCCGTCGGGCTACAGCGTCATTGTCTATCGTGACAACACTTCATCGTCTTATACGCTGGGTTCTAACGTCTCTACTGCCGGCATTACATCGGTTATCACATTTGTACTGAAATATGGCAATATCGAGGTGGAGCGTCACGATCTCCGCGTCATTGCCGAGGGTGCTGAAGGTCTTACTGGTCGTGGTATTCAGTCGCAGGACACTCGTTTCAAGGCGACAACGACCAACAGTATTCCTGCTACTCCTACCAACGATACTACATGGAATACCTGGTCATCGCTCGCTTCCTGTGGCTACTCGCAGTCAAAGCCCTACCTCTGGAAGTGTATCAAGACGGTGTATCTCAATGGTAATGGCACCACCGAAACGGAATATCTTGTTGAAGGTCCTACGGTGTGGGGACAGGATGGTGCAGACGCTATCTTTATCGACTTGGATAATGAAATGGATGCCATACCATGTGATAGCACGGGTAAGGTTACGGTGGCTACTACGCTCGTGACCTATGCCCGCCTATATCGTGGCTCTGCTATTATCAACGATGGCCTGACGGCTCCTGTGGCTGCCAACTGCAAGTTGGGTTCTGTCACACCTACCATCACGCCCCAGCAGGACGGTGCCTATAAACTGGAATGGGTGTTTGCTGTCAATACACAGCTGTCTGCCGACCGTCTCACGGCCAGCATTGCCATCGGCTATGCCAGCAAGTCCTACCCTGCCGTCTTCACGGCCAATGTCGTGAAGTCTGGTGCGCCTGGTGTCTCTCCGGCTATCTATCAGCTCTTGCTCTCGCAGAACGATGCTTCTTTTGCGCGTAACAGCAGCAACCAGCTCACACCGGCTTCTATCTCTATCCGTTGTGGTTATACTAAGAATTACAATGGCTCTATCGTAAAGCATGATGGAGACCAAGCATCAGACCTTCAGAATATCGACGGTACTTATAACATCCTCTACCGTGCCATTGCTGCTAATGGCTCCCCTGGTAATTGGGCATGGATGAAAGACCTCTCTTCGTCTAACTTCTACTTGGTTATCCCCAACAGCACCACGAATACGGCCTACGAGTTTATCTTGACTACCGCTAACTCTGCTTCAGCTGTGGCCGAGTCAAACATCTTTGACCGTGAAACGCTCCCCATCAACAAAGACGGTTTGAATGGTGCCCCTGGTGAGTCTGCATTGATCATCGACCTGGATAACGAACAGGATGCTTTTGGTACCAAGGCCGACGGTAAGATAGCTGCTTCTGTCTCGCGTGAGACTACTGCCTCGATGTTCTACGGTATTACACCGCTGTCAGCGACTTATTCAACGACGAAAACCTATGAGGATGGTACGACATGCGGCTCTGAGGTGTCTGTGGATGTCAACTCTGAGACGGGAAAGATAACTGTCACCATGGGTAGCACGTCGCATGTCTATAACAAGACTATTTTCATCGACATAACAGGTACGGCCAGCGGTTACACTGACAAACCGAAGACGGCCCGATTTACTATTCAGCCCCAGGCTGCCGGTACTGATGGCCTTACGCCTGTCATCTATCAGCTGATGCCGTCACCGTCTTCACTCTCCTTTGCTCGTAATGCGGATGGTACGCTGAACATGGCGAACAATGTCATCACGGGCTATGTGAAGAAAATCGTGGACGAAGAGACTACTATCCTTAGTTCACTCTCTGGCTATCGCATCTACTATGGCTATGGCAATCCGTCCACACCATCCAATTATATCAATGTCGGCGGTACTATTACCGTCTCTGCTTCTAATGCGGCCTCTTATGCCTCGCTGGTCCTGGAACTGTGGAAGATGAATGGCTCCACGAAGGAAAAGCGTCTCGACCGTGAGACCATCCCCATCAATAAGGAGGGTCAGAAGGGACAGCAGGGCGACCCTGGCGATACGCCATTCATTATCGACATCGACAATGAAATGACCTCTATCCCCATTAGCACCGATGGTAAGGTAGAGTCTCAGATCACGCTCGACTTCCACCTGGCGGCTTATTATGGCTCTACCAATGTTATCAACGACTGTACGGTGTCGCTCGTGGGTACTGCGCCCACTGGATTCAATGTCGATGTGGTAACGGATAAGA